AGGTGTTGTTGTATGGTGCTTGTTAGGTTTTTTGTGGGGGTGATGGTGGGCTAGGCGGACCGGGGGGAGGGGGTGACGGGGGGGTGGCCATCTTGTACGTACAAAACCGCATATGTTGTACGTACTGACCCAGATGATGAATTATTTTTTAACAATAAGGGATAATGTGGCGAACTATTTTGTATATAGTAACTATTATAGTATAGTAACTATAAGATACCCTATAAGGGTATCTATAGTATAGTTACTATTATAGTGTAACTATTATAGTTACTATGGGGGATATGAATTATTTTAATGAATGGTCATTCGTTTGTATATTTGAGTATGGATATGGAGCAGTTGCTACTTGAGTTGTTGCGTGTGTCGTTCCCAAAGGGTGAACTGAAGGCGGAAATGTTCCGTGTTCACAACGCACTTGTTGGTAAGAGCAGGTTCATCACGAAGGCTGAGAACGTAAACACGATGTGTGGTAGTTGTGTGATGAGGGTTAAGAGTAACCTCTTCAAATACTATCACCACGAACACACACCGAAGTATGAGTCATTGGTTTTCCAAGATAAGTTTGTTTTAGATAATCGTCCGGTATATGGGGTCAATAAGAAACAGAGAGGGTGAAGTGGTTATAGGTCGTGGTGCTGAACTGACTCCCTTGCAGGATAAGTTCCTTGAGCGTGTGCGTGAGGAGGGAATCACCAACCAAGGCAAGATTGCCAAGGAATTAAACTACACGAGTTACTATCGTGACAAGAACAACCAAGGCACGGCATTCTATCTGGCCCTACGAGACGCTGTAAGGCTCTCTGAGGAACGAATAGAGGTAGCGAAGGGGAGTAACCTTGACATACTCGTAAAGATGCGTGACGAGGCATTTATCAATGGAGACACGAAGGTTGCATTGGAGACGATTAAAATCATCAATGATATGCAGGGATACAAAGCCCCTGTGAAGGTTCAGCAGACCAAGATTGATGTGAAGGCTACCATTGACCTTACAAAGCCTATTGACGAGGATGCGATGTATCTTGACGTAGATTATGAAGATTAATCTATACAACCCAAGTCAGCCACAGAAGGACTTCCTAAAGGTCATACACAACGACAAGCCATTTGTTACGCTTATTGTTGCGGGCCGTCAGACAGGCAAGACCTTTATGATGATGAACGATGCCGTGATGCGAGGTCTGAATAACCCACGTACACGAATGTTCTGGGTGAGTCCTATCCAAGACCAAGCCAATAAGGTGATGAAGGACATAGAGGCTGCATTTATCAATCACCAAGACCTATTCCAACAGATAGTAAAGCGGTTTGACAGGAAGAACAATGAGATGTTCTTTCACAATGGTAGTTTCATTAAGTTCCGTTCTGCTGACTCCGGGGACAACCTGCGTGGTGCTACGCTTGACTTCATCTACATTGACGAGGCTGCGTTTATGCGTGTTGACTTCATTAACGAGGTTTTGCTGCCTATGGTAACAAGAACAAGTGGTCGTGTGGTAATGAGCAGCACATTTAACGGAAAGAATTGGTATTGGGATTGGTATCAGCGTGGGCTTGACAAAAGCAATGTGGATGACATCGTTTCGGTTCGTAGAACATACCTTGACTTGAAAGACCCAGATGTAGAGAAGACCGTGCTTGGTATCAAGAGGAATATGACCAAGGCGCAGTTTGACCAAGAGTTCCTTTGTAAGCCCGTTAGTTCAGATGCCTTATTCTCTAACATAGAGGAGTCACTTCTCAAACACCAACCATCAGAGTACGAAAGGATATATATCGGTATGGATATCGGTGTTGCACAAGACTACAGCGTTCTTACTGCAATGAACGAAAGGTACGAGGTTATTGACATTGACAGATTCCACTACAAGGAGGACAGGTTAGATACTGAATCATTCAAGCAACGAATCAAGGACTTCTACTTAAAGCACGATGAGAAGTTGGCTGCGTGCTACTTTGAGGTAAACAACAACGACCTGCTGTTTGATGAGATTACGGACGATGACAAGATGTACAAGATGATTCCTTTTCACACGACAAGCGCATCAAAGCCGGAGATTATAAAAAACCTAATCAAGTTGTTTGAGGATAAGGTAATCAAAATTCCGGACTACAATGAGTTGGTGAAGGAATTGTACGACTTCAAATCCAAACGAAACCCAATCACAGGCAACCTTCAGTTCAGTAACACGGAGGGCAAGCATGACGATATGGTTATGAGTTTGGCCATTTGTGCATATTGCGCAAAGGAGGAGCAGGATGGTGGCGTAACATACTTCCTATGAAATTCATAAAGGCTTTAGAGGTTCTACAAGCAATAAACGATGGGAAACTTGAAGAGTTCGCCTCATCCGTCCCATTCTCTGAGAGAATTGAGTTCATTGAATACATGGACGATGTTCTTAATGAGAAGCACGCATCTTGCGATAAGTCAGACATAAAATCAAGGTACAAGGTCTACATGAACATATTGGACATGACCTTGACTCAGTTCATATATCTTGAGCATGAGATAAAGCACGGCATGACACAAAGACTGCTTTCTCTTATAGTCAGACCAATTGACGAGGAATCATTTGATGACACCACAGAAAACGAGGAGGCTCACATAAATGCAATAAGCGATGAGGATGCTACCACGATGATGGGCATCATACATGAGATGAAGAAGAATCGTGAATACAACCTCTTCACCAAGTTTAGTGGGGTAATATATGTTGTACATGATGAAACGGATGAAGAAGAAGATGAAGAGCCTATACAGGAGGATACCTTCTCATCACGTTGGTTCTGGTACGCAATAGTGAAGAGGCTCGCTAACAATGACATCACTAAGTTTAGCGAGATATATTCATTGAGGATGGGAGAGGTTCTTGTTGACCTTGCCTACGAAACGCAACTAAATGAAATGGAAGAGAATCAACGCAGGGCTGAGGAGGCACGGAACTCTGCACGATACCGATAATTTGTAGATTACACTATGAGAACTTTGTTAGAGTTTTACGACATCACCAAGGCGTTCGCTGACGGCCACTTGATGATTAATGAGTTTGGGTTGCTTGGGAGCGAAGAAGAACTTCAGGGTCTTGACTTCAAGCACCGTTCTATGCAGTTGATAGTGGCCAACTCAAACATCTCACGTGAGTTGAATGCCCCAACGTATAGCATTGAGTTTTCTGTCGTTATGCTTGATAAGACAATCAGCGGTGACGATAGAGCAGAGTTGCAGGCCATTGAAGAGAATCTATTCGTTATCTCTCAATTCCAAGACTACCTCCTACAACAAGACATTTCAGTTGACTTTGACGAGGTTGACTTTGTTAATGTGGATGGGGAGGATTATAATATTGTCGTTGCTTACACAAACTTTAACGTAACATTTGAGCGTTCAAATCACAATGGTGGCGTGGCAATTATGGACTATGAAGTCCCGAACAACGGAGGCGGAGGAGGAGGAACACCACCACCCCCGACAGGTCTTTCTTTTGTAAACGTAGGTCAGTATGTAGCAGGATATGATTTTAACATTATAAAAGAAAGATTCCCGATATATATTGAAAATATAACATCAGATTACCTGAATAAGGTTATGTTTATTGATATTGTCGGAATTGACTCAACGACATATCAACTTCAACACACAGTCTCAAGCAGCAACGTATATTACTCAAGCATAGCGAGGGACTTTGTATTCACTCAAGGCGTTCCTCCTTCTGGCGAGTGTAGCGTTAGTATTTACTTTAAGGATGGAGCCGGAGCGTTGTATGGTGATTCATACTCAAGACCAACTGGATGTGTGTTCATACCGAACATTTCATTAGCAATTGCAGAAACACAACAGTCTGCTGAATTGTTTTTTGGTGGCACGGCCATACCTTCAATTGACTTGAAATCAAATACGTTAAACTATAGTGTTTACGCTACGTCAAGTTCGGATGTTAATGTTGTATTGAAGCCATTATCTGAATATTACGATGGATTACATACTTCCCTTGATTTACTTGCTGTTGCCTCTAACTATTCCTTTCTTGGTGGAACAACTTCCACAGTAGAGGTGGGCCTGCCTTCCGCTTCTGTTGGCGATGGCAAGGATAGATTAAAAGTTTCTTATTTGGTTTATGAGGTAGTTGCTCCTTTGTTCTCCGGAGGCACTTTGTCAATTTCTTCAGCATATGTTGATGTTGATAGAAATACAATGTACTTCTTGACGAACCCGTCAAGAGTTGTGTCGGTAGACGGAACAGATTACACCATAGAGGGATATTGGCCACTTGACTTTCATTCCGCTTTAGTAAATACGCAAGCAAATGGTGCGTCAATAAACGTGAAAGATATTGATACCGGCTACTCTCTATTGTTCTCCGGCTCGTCAACAATTGAGTTACTTCTTGTTGAGGATTATGGTTCTGGAACAATCATTGAGTCGGTTATGCAATCATCAAACAATATAAACACAGGATTCTTGCTGATTGGCGCATCAATCAATGACCCATACGAAGCAAGTATTTCGTTTTTGTTGAATAATGCATCAACCATTGTTAGTTTCAAACTTTACATAGGTATAAACGGAAAGTATTACGATATACCAAACGATTGGCCAAACAGCCAAGAATTTAATTACATAGTATAATTATGGCAAAGAGAAAAACAACCCCAAAGGCTGAACAGCCAATCGTAGAGGCTCAAGTAGTTGTAAAGACACATAAGTGCCGTGAGTGCGGTAATGTAAGCGAGTCAAAGCAATGCAAGCGTTGCGGTAGCCACCTCACGGTAGAGCAATGATTTCACGCCAAAAGCAAATTGGTGTACTGCGTTCAATCCTAATAAAGAAACTAAAATCTTATAGGATTAGGGAAGCCATTTTGAGTGAGGCTGAACGAAAGGGGCAAAAAGCCTCTGGACAAATGGAGAAGGTCATCACGAGGATTTCCTACAATAACTCATTGAAGGTTAGGGGTACGCAGTTTTCGGAAACGAATATGCTTGTCAATTTTAATGTTGTTGTTGACCTTAGACTTCTTGGTGCGCCATACATTAAGTTCCTTGATGAGGAATTTAGAAATGATGGAACAACGACAGCATTCTTGAGCAGACCTGCTAATTACGGAATTTTTGATAGCATCCGTTCTTGGGCTATTCGGAAGCCTGCATCCACATTTGTAAAAGATGTTGACCTATCAACACGAACTAAGTTAAAGTCGTTTGTTTGGTTCGTTGGAAAGAAACTAATTGCAAACGGGAACAACGTAGAAAATACGAGTAGGTTGCTTTCTATTGCAAGGGATAAAGCATCAGATGCTATTGATGAAGGCATAGATGAATTTGTAAATTATTTAGAAATTCAGTTGCTTGAAGAGGCAATTGCAAACATTAAAGCGACACTTTTCTAATATGGCTTCAAGAGACCAATCCGCTATTTTAAAGCAGACATTGATTGACATCACGAATGAGTACAAAAGACTCACGACTGAAGCCAAAATGTTTGCTACGCAAGTAGGTGCAACGTCAGGAGAAATCCAAAAACTTCAGGGTAGTGCGCTTGCTGCGCTAAATAAACGGGCGCAAGAATACATTAACAAGGTATCAGAGTACAATAGTAAAAATTCTGAATTAGCGAAGACCAATGAAGATGTAGCAAAAACAGTTGGGGTTCTTGGAGGAAAGATAGTTCTGTTAGAGAAAAGCCAATTGGCGTATGCTGATGCGGTAGGTAGTGTTGTAAAGAAGGAGAACGATTTAAGAGATGTACAAAGAAAGCAAGCAGAGGCTGATGACAAAAAGTTAGCCAGAGAGCAAGAGTTAGCAAGGGTTGCACGCAGACGGCAAGAGGATGAGGCGAAAGCCCAAGCCACCGCCAATGCAAAGACATCCAGAGAACAGCAATATGTTGACCAAGCAAACAACTTAAACACGCTCAACGCAAAAATGCGTGAGTATGCTGCCAACATTGACGCACTTGTAAAAAAGGGAAAGACCAACTCTGAGATTGCAAAACTCACAGAGACGGAGTACAGAAAGTTAGAGCAGCAGTACGTAAAGAATATTCAGAAGACTAAGAATCAAATTCAGAATCTTACATCTTCAAATAAAAATACACAAGAGAATGCCGAGTTAGTAAAAAAACTAACGACAAACCTTGACAAACTCCGCCAATCAATGTCGGTGCTGCAAAGCACCTATGGAAAGGCTACGGCAGAAAAAGGATTTGTATCGGGTCTAAAGAGTGTATTGAATGCTGACCAGATTGGTAAGGCTGCGGGTCGCTTACTTACTTATGCAGGAGTGCTTGGCGGTGTAGGCGCAGCGTTTCAGTTTGTAAAGAAGGTACTTGTTGATTCTGTAAAATCTTTTATTGATTTTGAGGATAAGATTGGCAGACTATCTGCAATCACCGGGGCTACCGGAGAATCCTTAAAATCAATGGAAAATGAGATTCGTAGGGTTGCTGTTACGACACGCTTTACAGCGGGAGAAACTGCTGACCTTGCCGTGTCTCTTGCTAAACTTGGTGCAACATCTTCAGAGGTTAAATCATTACTTGAGCCTGTCGCTATTGCAGCGCAAGCAATGGGAACGGGATTGTCCGAAACAGGAGAGGCCATACTTAAGGTAAATAATCAGTTTGGTTTTGGCGCATCAGAGTCAGCAAAAACGGCAAGGATTCTTACGGATGCCGTTAATAGTTCTGCGTTATCATTGCAGTCGTTTTCAACAGCGATTCAATATGTTGGGCCTGTGGCTCGTTCAGCGGGAGCATCATTTGAATCAACCGCTGCATCTATGCGATTGCTTGCTGATAACGGAATCACAGCATCGAGAATAGGTACGGGTCTTCGTAAGGTTTTCCTTGAGTTGGCTGCAAATGGAGAGAATTATATTGACGTACTAAAGCAATTAAACTCTCAAAACATAAGTCTCGCAAAGGCGGAGGAACTTGTTGGAAAAACAGCAGCGGGACAATTGCTTATACTTGCACAGAACGTAGATGCTATTGAGATACTTAGCGATAAGACATATAGTTACTACAGTACGCTTGTTGCAACATCTGCACAGATGTCAACATCTGCTGCACAGATTGACATATTAAAAAGTGCATTTGATGAATTTAAGTTATCAATTGGTGCTGTAATACAGGACTCTGAAACATTCTTAAGCATCATAGGCTTCTTTAGTCAGTCAACAAAAGAATTGGCTCGCTCTTACAAGATTATCAATCAAGCACAAGCGAATAACAATGTTGAGTTAAGAAAGTCAATAGACACGGTTGTAGATGGTACTGTTTCGCAGGCCCAAACGGCATTTAAGATTCTTGAGTTATCGGGAAGCACGGTTGCAAAAGCGAACAGCGATGCGTTCAAAAGGGTGTCTGAGGCAGCAAAAATCTCAGAGCAAGACTTGCTATCATTAATAGGATACGCTAATGAATTTGATGTTGCTTTAGGTTCTTTTGATTTTCAAAGAATGCTTGCAGGCAGCGCAGGAGTTGGTGCTGACTTGGATAGAGCAAACTATTGGATGAAAGAATTGTCAAAAACAACAAATGATGAATTTATTGAGGGATTGATTGGTGTCAACTCCCAAATGACAAAAATAGTATACCAAGAGAAAGAACTGCGCAAAGCACAGGCAATAAGAACGTCAGTTCAATCAAAGTATAGTGGGGAACTCAATGAGATTCTCAAGAAGGAAAAAACCAATAGTGATGCTATCGCTCGTGCGGGGAAACTTTCAGTCAAAATACAGAAAGAACTAAGCGGTTACTATGAAGCCAACCTAAAGATGCAAGCGGGCCTTGTAGCAATGGACGAAGAGGCTTATGCTCAAAACGAACTACGTGTTTCAGCACTTCAGAATCAATTAAACCTTCTCGCTCCATACGTTAGTCAAATAGAAGAAGACGAGGAAAAGCGCAGACGTGAACTTGAGAAAGCAATTAATACAGCGTTTAATAAAGAAAAGAAGCGCATACAGGAAGATATTGAAGCAAGAAAGCAGCAAATCGCACAACAAAAGGAACTGTATGAATTGCGCATAGCAAATGCAGCACAGGACGGAAATGCAGAAGAGGCGTTGCGATTGAGCATTGAGTTGACTAAACTTGAGACAGATGCAAACGAAGAGTTCTCAGCATCAATATCAGAGTTTGAGAACCGTTGGAAGCAGGCATATGTTACGATTGAT